GGAACTTCTCGACAAGCTAGATTTACGCTTGGAGACTGGTGGACAGCGAACGCGAGTAACTGTTTACGAAAAGAGTCTTTATCGAATATCAGGAAAAGATTGTGTTCTCATTCAAGTGCCTAAAGCACCTAAAATGAAAGTATCTTTATCTGGCTATCTTCCCAAGAAAACGGGAGATGGTTCTCATCGTTCTGTGTTATTATACAAAGAGAGCGATAAGGATTTTCAAACGGAAGTTGTTTCTGCAAAGTACGCATCTGATATAGATTGCGGCGGTCATTCCTGTGGTCGTGGTGTTAGTTATGAATCCAAGATCTCCAAAGTGGGATTTTGTGGATCACCTATCATCGCTGATAAGAGAGATGGAGCTATTATTGCCTTTCACATTTCAGGTCTCCAGCATGGATCCATTAAGTATGGATATGCTCAGGAGATTCTGTATTCTGATTATCAAGAAGCTCATGGAAGGTTGAAGACCTCACCTTCCTACATCAAAACTCCCCATTGTGCCGATTTACCATTGGAACGTTATGGTTTACCCTTTATCAAAGGTCCTGGACCTCATCCGAAGACTCGGATCTTTGATGAAGGTGAACTAGAATCTTTTAATGGTATTGAAGTTCTGGGTCATGATCTCGATTTGGTCAAGTACAAAACCAAAGTACACAAATCTGTGATTAGTGACTTGCTAGAAAAGCACACTGGTGTCAAAAATCATTGGAAACCAGCACCCCTACAATGTCCATGGGCTATTCATAACGAAGCCCTCAAGCACGTTGCCCAGGGAGCTAGAGAGATACCCCCCGAGTCCCTTCGATGGGCCGTTGATGACTATAAGTCCGGCCTTATGAAGGTTTTACCTGAACATCTCAAAAAATATCCAAAACTCTGTGTACCCCTATCTGACCTGGAAATGGTCAATGGAGTCCCAGAAGCACTCTACATGAAGAAAATTCATATGGATACAGCCATTGGTCCTACTATGGTTGGTCCTAAAATGTGGAGTTATATTTTTGAGGAACTAGAACCCCGCCCTGATGGATTCAAATTGCACCGCGTATCAGAACAAGGAATGAAACATTACCTTGCTATGGTTGCCTGCATACGATCTGGTAAGAAGTATGGTGTCCTAGCCAAAACGTGTCTGAAAGATGAAGCAATTGATGAAGAGTTAGAAAAAGCTCGCATCTTCTATATCTTAGAAGCTTTATTCGCACTATTGGTACGGAAATACTATCTTCCAATCATTGAATTCTTCTCTCGTTATCCACTCATTAGTGAGTGTGCAGTTGGAATTAACTGCGCTGGTCCTGAATGGGAAGCGTGTATGCAACATTTGCAAGAACTCGCTACTGATCAGATGATGACAGATTGGGATTTTAGCAAGTACGATCTTAAGAGATCTATGGATGTCATGATGGCTTCTCTCCGCTTAATGCGTGATATTGGAGAAGCTATGGGATATTCACAAGATGATCTTCTAATAATGGATGGGATTGCAGATGAACTTCGCAATCCTATCGTTAATTGGAATGGAACTATTCTTGATCTCTTTTTATGGACATCTGGGAATTCCTTGACTGTTTATGGAAATTCAGTTGAGAATGCCCTACATCAACGAGCCTCATTTCATTTTAATGGAATACGAGAACTAGGAGATTCTTTTTATAAACTTGGAACTTTTCGAGAGAATGAAAGAATCTTGACCTATGGCGATGATGGAGGCAGTGGTTGTAAACCCAGTGTTCGGTCCC